ACTCACTTGCTGGATCTTTTGTTATCAGTTCATTACTAAATGCCATTGGTAGTAATTCTTCAACCAATGATGTTGAGTAAAAGGCTTCATCGTGTACATAATAACCAAGTTTCTTGGCTTTTTCTTTACGACAATACCTATCAGCCATACGATTAAATGTTTTAGCTAAACGTTTAATACCAAGACGATACTCTTGTTTACTTAGATCTTCTGATAACCACTCTTGTATTTTATCTGCACGTTTGAGTGACCATTCAAGTAATTCTTGTTTGACATCATCTACTTCTGCATAACCTTTATAGTTTCGTGTAATTGTGTAAGCAACAGTTTGCGCTATATCTGCTACGTCTTTAATCCACTTATCTTCCTCTACCATTTGTACACTTTTCCCTCTACTACAAATGAGTTATTTATTATTGGTACTGGCACTGGTGTTACCTTGCCATTGTGTATGTAAAGCAAACCAAAAGCTGTTTGCCAGTTGGCACTTCCTCCTTTTAAATATGTGGCCTGTTTCAGATCCATCATATTTCCAACTTCAAACCCATAAAGACTTGAAATATATTTTCCATTGAAAGATTTGTTTTCGTGTAGGTATCCGAGCTTATGTGTGTGTCCGCATACGACACTCATACCAATCTTTTTAGCCAATGACATTGCTGTGCCACCACTGTATCTACTGGTTGGTCCTTCATCGCCGTGACCCATTACCCAACCTGGAGCAAAGTTCCATAATTTATTGTGATAAGTAATTTCTAAATCACGATAGCCTAATAGTTTTTCATACTTTAAATCTCTTAGTGTTGCGAGGGCGGGCGCATCGCGTTCAATGTATCTCTGTATGCGATCTCCGTGATTTGATCTCATAAGGTGAAAAGGATAATCTCCTAATGCTTCACGAAACTCACCCATAATACGTGTGGTCTCATCAAGGTCTCGTTGTAAGTTGCTGTGTTCTGCAGCATATCCTTTAGACCAGCGTGCTGGTGCTAAGCAATCAGCTTCATCACCCACACAAAAAAGTTCATCTGGTTCATAATCTTTAACAAACCTCACTACAGCCTTTATTGCTTTCTTGTCATGCAAAGGTATTTGCATATCCGATAGCACTACTATGCGTTTCATTGTTTGTCCTTAATTGCATTTGATAGTGCTATCACTTTGATAGCAATAAAATTGGTGTAAGCAATAGTGTCAGCAAGTTCTGCGAGCAACTCATCAACTGTTTCTTGAACAGTAAATGTTTCAAATAGTTGCCCTGTTGATTTCATATACTGGTCAGCACCGACACCCTTAATACGACTCATCACATAATCATTAAACGATTCCATAAAAGATGTTAAATCATTTAATGCTATGCCACTTCCGTGATCTTTGACTGCTGGATGTTCGTAGAAGAAGCGTGTGGGAGCTTTATGGTTATTGTTTCCGTCAGCTTGTTGTGCGCTACTATCTTGAATCCCTGCTTTATTAGAAGCATCAGGACCTGTTCCCATTCCACTTGTGTCATTATTCATCTTCTTCCTCTTCCAGTTCTTCGGGAGCAAACTCTCCGTCATAAAAGTAATTTCCTGTTTCGTCATCTTGCGAGTATACGTAGACCGAAATCTTTTCCGACCTTTCGTTGAGTAAATAAATTTGTACTTCATCTATTCCTTCCATATCTTTATCTATTTCATCTCCATCAAACGGTCCACCGACAAAAGTTGGAATCATTTGGACTGCTTGTGCGTAATGAAAGGGGGAGCGGTGAACACGTTGTTTTTCACCGCTATCTGCATGGCTTGCCTCCATGTAGCCCCAGCATGAAGGGCACCGATGGCGTAAGGAGCTCCAGACCCAACACCATAGATCCCATCATCTCGCATTAATACTGAAAGTGTTTCATCTAATTCAAATATAGTTCCTTTAATAGCAATAAGAAAAACAAAGTCTTGTTCGGTTGAATCTTTTTCCGGTTGATAACCATTGACTGTTAATGCCACACGTATTGATGGCACAACTGATTCAATCATGTAATGATATAAATCTTTGTAAGCGTGTGGTGGTGGTGATGGTGGCTTCCACATATGTTGCACGATGTCGCATGGTTGTGTTAAACCAGAACCAGCAATAATAAATTTGCCACGCTTAGTTATCTTTGCAACTGTTGGATGTGAATAAGCACGACCACCTTCGTCTGTGGTACGTGAATCTGCTACAAGTAAACAATGGTCTGGTTTTTGAATACCAATGATTGTTGTCATGCAATCTTCTCCTTAAACCAATCAGGACCTTCACTTAGATACACATCATTAACATCTTTGTTTTCAGGAAGATTAACAACTATTGCATTACGAAGATCTTCTTTAATTCTTTTAGCAAGTTCCATACCGGGATTGCGACCATCTTCTTTAAGGTCGTTGTCTGCAAAAATAAATATGCGCTTGTATCCCTCAAGCATCATAGGAAACCATTCTCTCCATTGCGTGACCCCAGCAACACCAACAGCTGGTATACCACATAGCCCTGACAAAACCATTGTATCAATTTCTCCCTCGCAAATGGCTATAGTGTCAATGTCTATTTTAAGATCTTCAACGTTAAACATACCAATCTTTTGCCCAGTAGGCCATATGTATTTTGGATTGGTTCCATCAATCTTACGAAACTTAATACCAACAACACCAGAGCCAGTGATGTATGGAATAGATAAACAACCTACTCCATGTTCATGGCCAGCAACAGGATCAGTCACTGTACCGAGAAGGAACGTATCTGCGACCCTTTGGTCTATACCCCTTGATTTGAGGTAATAAACTGCCTCGTTGCTTAAAGTTTGATGATACCGCTTTGCGGTTTCCGTTAGTGATAATTTCTGCTCTGTTGATAGCATCTTGGTAATCCAACCCTTCTTTTTCCATTATTAACTGATACACATTTCCTTCAAAGTCACAGACAAAACAAAAATACATTTCTCTGTCTGGACTTATTGAAGCCGAAGCGTGTGTATCTTTGTGCAAAACACAACGTATGCTTTGCCAACTTCTTCCGTCACTACATTTAGTTCCATAATGATTGAGTACCATAACCATATCATGATTACCGGTCATACTACCTCAATCAGTTGCTTCCCTAAATACTCTGTGTAAACAGGTGGTATTGCTTCAACGATCTCTGTCCAGATCATCCAATCAATGCCCATTGCTTCTCTTGCTTCTTCAATACTGTCAGCAGTTTTGCCGCCGCCAGGAATCTTATCTCTAAGCTTTCCATAAACACCAACTATTTTAGGTTGAGATTTATGGTCACACTCTACTCCTTTAATGTTAAATTCACCAGATTCAAACAGCCTGTGTCTTCTAACACCTATCTTAAAATATGAACCACATAATGTTATAGGGTTTTCTAATGGTGCTCCTGGAACATTCTCAATGATCCAAGGGCGAGCAGTCATCATTAAACCTTCTCTAGCTAAAGGAATCATATTAACTTTGGAAACATAATTGTCTTGCCCTTTAGCTAAATTGCTTGCGTTAGAAAACATTTGACAAGGAGGTGAAGCGTGGATAGCATCAAAAGACTTTGTAAAATCGTGGTCACGAAGAACATCTCTAGCATCTGCTTGGATAAACTCAAAAGGATAACGTCTTTGTCTTTTAACATCTACACCAATTACATCAAAACCAGCGCGATGATACCCCATGCTGGCTCCACCAGCACCACAAAATAAATCTAATAGTTTAGGTCTCACGGCTTATATTGTTTACTCCACTGATCCAGTGATTGAATAACCCAAGCATCTTTAATACTTGCATTGCGTCTTTTAACCACAACATAACCAATAGGACCTACTGTTAAATCTCTAGCATCAGCATAATTTAACACTTCTATTTCTAATTCGCGCCAGAACTGTGGCAAATCAAATTTCTTCGTTGCTTTACATTCAAACAAATATGGGGAACCAGCAACATAAACAACAAGATCACCCTCATCTTTAGCACCAGCCTGACGTAAACGTTCAGCTGTGTAACCTTTAGAGCGTAACCATTTCATTACATCTGTTTCAAACTTAGAACCTTTAGCTTTATTTTTAGCTGACATTGCTTACTCTTCTCTTAAAGTTGTGTCTGACCACTCATGACTCCGTTATATCTTTTAGCTTTATCAATTAATCCTTCATCGGATAGTTTCATACGACTTGCATCTACCTTTAATGCTATCCACCTATCACCCATAGCAGAGTGTTTAGCAAACCTATTCTTAACACAAGCAATACGAAATTCTGATTGCTCGGTCTCCATTGCAACAGTTAAAATCATCTCAGGTAGTTGTGAAACTTTACCTTGAATAGCACGTCTTGATGGTGGAAACAAAGGATCACCCTCTGCTTCTGATGTGTGATGTAAAATAAAAATTGCTGAGTCAGTCTCGCGAGCAATGTGATGGCATGCTTTCATAATGTCACGCATACCAGTCCACTCATTATCGTGCAAAGCAGACACATTCATAAGGTTATCAATAATAATTAGATGAGGCCATTCACCATACTTCTCACCATAAGCCTTGACCATTAGGTCAACATCATCAAGTGTAGGAGATGGGTCAAAACAAAATTCAATCTTTTTAAGTGATGCTAGTTCTTTGGTATAAAAATCAGCACCATCATTCTTAAGTGATTCTTCAATACTTGAGGCCATATGCCCTGTGATAACTGCTGCAGCACGAATAGATGTGGTATAGGCATCTGTGTCTGCTGAAATGTAAAGTGTTGGAACGTTGGCTTTGATGCCATAAAAAAGTGCAAGTAAAGATTTACCAGAGTTAGGTTGACCAGCAATCATTGTTACTTGTCCACGTCTAAATCTAATGCCTTCTTGTTTTAACGAAGGAAAAAGATCAGGGAGCAACTGTGGTTCATCCAAATGACGGACAGCCGCCTGTTTGATTGTTAACAAAGTTACTCCCTTCTCTTATTGTTCTTGTATTAACGGATAAATTGAGGTTCGCATTGATCTGCGG